GCTTGATCTTGTCGCACAGTGATCCGCAGAAGGTCATGGCCGACGTTATGCCAGCACTCGACGTTTTGTCGCCGCGCCTCTCCCCCAAGGAGCCTCAATGATCAGCATCGACCCGCAAAAGCTCTGGTACGTGGTCCGCGCTCGGCTCGATTATAGCGCCGAGACTGGTGTATTCACATGGCGAGAAAAACCTGTAGCTAACCAGTTTGACAAGACTTGGAACAAACGGTTCGCGGGGAAGCAGGCAGGGGCCTTGTCAAATGACGGTTATATACGTGTCTCGATTGATGGCAAACTGCATCTTGCTCAGCGTCTGGCGTGGCTATACGTCCACGGTGTTTTGCCGGCATCGGGGGTTGATCACAAAGATAGAGACCCGTCGAATAACAGGATGGCAAATCTGCGAGTGGCGACCAAGGCTGAAAACGGTGCAAACACGGCATTGTCCCGGCGGAACACCTCTGGCGCGAAGGGCGTGCGATGGAACCGAGAATGCCGCAAATGGCAGGCAACGATAGTAGTCAATGGAAAATCCAAGCACCTTGGTCTGTTCGACAGTATCGACGCCGCTAAGGCCACTTACATGGGGGCAGCAAGGGAAATCTACGGCCAGTTCGTTGAGGTATCTCAATGACCTTAAAAATCAACAAGAATTTGGTGTGGTATGTTGTTCGGGCGAACATTAAATCGGAGACGAAGGCTGCCGATAATATTCGGCTCGCCGGCTTCGACGTGTATCTCCCTCGCCAGCGATACGAGATCAAGCACCGTCGCACCAACACCTACGAGGTCAAGGAACGCCCGCTGATGATGCGGTATCTGTTCGTAGGCATGAAACACGATGCGCTTCACTTCGGATTCGTGCGGTCATGCGAGGGCGTCGAGCGGTTCCTGGAGGTCGAAGGCCGTCCGCTGCGTGTTCGTTCCAAGGATGTCGACGCGATCCTCGATGCCGAGATCGACATGAGATTTGACGACACGCGCGCAGCCCGTATTCACCGCAAGGAGGAGGCAAGGACGCGCAAGGAAACGGTTCGCATGAGGTTCACGCCGGGAACAAAGGTCACGATCACGGATGGCCCGTTTGCCGATTTCGCTGCCGTGGTCGAGCAGGTGACGAGCAGCGGATCGGTCGAGGCATTGGTGCAGCTATTCGGCCGGTTGTCCACAGTATCATTTGATGCGAAGCAATTGCAGCCGGCCGCTTGAATTAACCGAAAACTCGTTTATCATCCGCCGCAGATGATTTGCGGCTGTTCTGGCGGACCTCCTCGGAGGGAATACTCGGGCCGGGCCAATGGGGAGAGGTTCATCGCTCCCTACCTGAGGTTTATCGCCTCAATTCCAGAGGTTCCCATGCTGAAGATTGGCGCTGCCGTCCGTCGCACGGATACCTCCGAACTCGGTACCATCGACAAGACCTCCACCAAGTCAGGCCAGAAGCTTTACCGCATCAACGACGCATGGCTCCCGCGATCCGCCATAGAGCCCGCCGGGAACCTTTGAATCACATCCTCATTGCTCAGTGACGAAACACAACCCAGGAGCATTCCCATGTCAGAACGCTATGCAACAAGCGTCGTCAACGATGATGGCGAAGAAGTGATCAGCGCGATCGCTCTCCTCGAAGGCAAGCCAACCGAACCACGCGGCAACAATGCCCGGATCTTCAAGGTGCCGGATGGCGTCAAGATCGGCATGGTCAAGGGTGGCGCCCTCGAACCCAGCGGCGGCTTCGGCTTCCCCGATGGTTCCGGCCTCGCTGCCTTCAAGGCCAATCCGCCCGACAAGGAAGTGAAGACCCGCAAGACCAGGGCGAGCAAGACCGAGGACGATACGGTCGATGCCTAAAGGGCTTTCTCTAGAGCCTCTTGCATCCTCACCAGCCAATCTGGGCCGGTAGCCTTCCAACGTTTCACGAGTCCCAAATCCATGTCCACTGAGACCGTGCGGGACCGCTTCTTGCGCATATAGTCCCGCATGTACGCGGTCTTGTCGAACTTGGGACCCGCAAAGAACCTGTCGTGAACCTCTTGGTTTGGGGCTTTAGACGCAGGAACATCCCGACTAGCGGGCTGCGGTGATGGGGTGAATTTGACGGCCATTATGCGGCTTCCTTAGGGCTTGGCCGGAGAACGGCCTGAAGGCGTTTCATCTCTGAGTCGTAGTAGATTGCCGTTCGTTTGTATTCGTGGTGCCGGTCGAGGGCTTTCAGAGATTCGAGCCACTGACGCTTTCGGTTGAGTTCGGCCTTGAGCTTCCACTGGTACGCTGCGCGGCTGCGGTAAGCATCGCGCTCTGCTCTGCATCGCGCGATGTCATCCTTGTACTGCCTCTTGGTTTCCGGGGTCATGCGGCGGCGTCCATGAGTGCCTCGATGGCGGCGCAGTGGGCGATGAACTCTGCGTCGGGCAGGCGACGGAAAAGCTCGCCTTCGACCTTAGAGCAAACGATGATTGCCTCGTTGGTGGTGTTCAGAGCCATGCGGATGCTGATTTCCTTGAGCGCGTCAGTGGTAAGGGCGGCGATCTTGGCGTTGAGCTTTTCGGTGGCGGTCATGTCCGTATCTCCAGTTGTCTATTGTTAGACTCTAACGTTAGCCTAACGGTTAGTCAATAGGTATCTTACGTTAGACCGAGAAAAGTTGGTGCGGCTCATGAAGGCCAGCCTAGACAATCCTGATGTGGTTGTAGCGCTCTGTGATCGCATCATCGCAGGTGAAGCAATCTCCGTCATATGCCAAGACGCGGATATGCCAAGCGCCCGCACAGTTTACACGCGCATGTCGTCGGACGACCAATTCCGCGCAGTTATCGCCCGCGCACGCGAAGCTCAGCAGGACGCGGAAGCCGACAAGTGCATCGATCTCGCAGACAACGCCACGGCTGAAGACTGGCAGGTAGTCAAGCTTCGCATATGGGCAAGGCAATGGCGTGCCGGCAAACTGGCGCCCAAGAAGTACGGCGAGAAACTCGACATGAACCTGTCTGGCTCGATCACGACTTTGCCAGAGGAAACGCTTTATGCTCGCATCGCTGAGCTACTCCGAAAAGCTGGAACTGGCGGAACTCCTATCGGAACAGGAACGACGGAAGAGCCGGAATAGGCTTGCTGCCTATCGTCCATACACCAAGCAGCGAGAGTTTCATTCGGCCGGCAAGATCCACCGTGAGCGGCTGTTCATGGCGGGTAATCAGCTAGGAAAGACGATCGCTGGTGGCGCCGAGTGGGCAATCCATCTCACAGGTCGCTATCCTGACTGGTGGGATGGCAAGGAATTCCACAAGCCTTCCCGCTTTTGGGCTGCCGGCGTTACCGGGGAAAGCACTCGCGACAATCCGCAGCGCATCCTCGTAGGCCCTCCCCAGCAAGAAGGCGCATGGGGAACGGGCATGATACCCGGTGATGCGCTACTCGCCACGAACAAGGCGCGCAATTCTCCAGGCTCTCTGGACAGCATAGTGGTCCGCTGGGGTGGTGGCGGTGACATCCAGGCTGATGAAAGCGTTTGCAGCTTCAAGAGCTACGAAAAGGGCCGCGAGAAGTGGCAGGGCGAAACGCTCGAAGGCATCTGGTTTGATGAAGAACCGCCATTGGACATCTACACCGAGGGGCTGACCCGAACCAATACGACGGGCGGCATCACGATCACGACATTCACGCCGTTGCTCGGCATGTCGGACGTGGTGCAGCAGTTCCTCACGCAAGACCAGATCAGCAGAATGGTGAAGGGCAAATGAGCCGCCACGTCACCTTCATGACGATCGACGACGCCGAACACTACACGTCGCAGGAACGCGCGGACATCATCGCTGCCTATCCTCCGCATGAGCGTGAGGCGCGAGCGAAGGGCATCCCGGTTCTAGGCTCCGGCCGCATCTTCCCGGTTGCTGAGGAGTCGATCAAGGTGGCGCCATTTCGGCTGCCGCCATTCTGGCCAAGGATCGGGGCTCTCGACTTCGGTTGGGACCATCCATCCGCTGCCGTTGAACTGGCCTACGATACCGAGGGCGACGTGATTTATGTCACGAAAGCTCATCGGGCTTCGCAGCAAACGCCGGCCATGCAGGCAATCACACTGAAGCCGTGGGGTGCCTGGCTACCTTGGTCATGGCCGCGAGACGGGCACAGGGAGACGCTGGAAGGTG